CTCCCTTGTCCCCTTTTGGTCCAGGAGTTAAGGCAATATTTTGTAATTCTTGTTTAGTTGCAAACTGACTTGTATCAGGTTCAGGCTTGCTTTCTAATGCTGTTAAACGTTGTTTTAAGGCGCTATCGTCATAGATGGTGTCTTTATCTGTCTTTGTCTTCAACGCTTCAATATCGGCTGAAATATGGCTGATTTCAGTACGAATATTGCTATCGTCATACGTTGCGCCTTGCTCTTTGATTTTGGCAAAGAGTTCGTCCAATTCTGCCTTAGTAACAACATCCTTAACGTTAACAATTCGCCCTGATTCACGTTCAATGAGAGGTGTTTTAACTGCTTTGTCAATCTCACTTACATGAACATTAAATAAGAAGCTATACACATCTGCTGACTGCTCTACCTTCTCAAAGTAGATATAACCAATAACAGCTTCATCTGCAGTGATCAATGATGTGTCAAATTGAACCGTAAATGAATTACCTTCGATTGCTGCTTCTACTTCCTGGTATCGCTTGGTGCCTTTGAAATAAAACAAGCAGATAACCTTAGTAGCGGTCAATTCATCAACTGTGAATTTAAACTCAGCATTATTCTTATCGTGGCTGTAAAACTCGTTATACATTTTTTCGATACCACGGTTACTAGATAAAACGGTTATTTTTCTTTCGATAACCTTTTTCAAGCGCTACCTCCTTTCTTTAATAAAGAAAGAGAACCCAAAAGGGTTCTCAAATTGTTTAGTCTTCACTTGGTTCGTGATATTCAAGCGCTCTGTCACTATCTGTGATGCCAGCAGTCGTTGGATCAGTAACCACACCGAGCAATACAAGAATGTAAACGAACGTGTTCACACCGTTTTGAATATTTTGTGGAATTTCAAATCCGAATTGTTGAGACATAAGGAATACCGCCCCTAATAAAGCGATAAGTGTTACTTTATTTTGTAAACGTAGTTTCCAGTTAATTTTATTCATCATCATTTTCCTCTTTAATTTCTAGTTTGAGAAATTTTTCAAACAATATTTTGATAGCACCGTTTCCGCCCAATTCAACATAGCTTTCATAAAGTCGTGAAAGTTCTTCGATTTCATGCTGACTTGTCTTCCCACGGCGTATTGCTTTTTTTAGGTTTTCTTGCAATCGAAAACGCTGTAACCGTTGTAAGCCTTTCCCGATAATCGTCAAGTTTCGTTGGTTATCTTTCCCAATCTCTTCCACGCTTGAAACTGACTTCTCGAGGGTATCAATTTTATTAGATAGACCCTCAAGGCGTTTGTCAGCCTCTTTAGAAGTTTTTGTACTCTTAAAGGAAAAATAGCTTGGAATAATCACGACTAGAACGGGCGTAAGCTTATCTATTAAAGTTAGAAAGTCCAATCTAACCACCCTCTTTCTAAAATGGATGACTATTGAACAGGTTGAGTGTCTAACTCGCTAGAAGGTTTTTCTTGTTTTGGTTCTGTCCACTTCCAGATACCAAGTTTTCCGTTTTGTTCAAGGCTTGCGAGTTCTTCAAGTGTTTGTCCTTGATAAGTGAAAGGCTCGTTAACTTGAATCATGACGCGTTTACCTTCTTGGAATTTTTCAACATGGTTCGGATTTTCAAGTGTGAAAATTTCTTGCGGGTTGTAAGTTTTGCCAGTCTGACCTAAATCAACCAATTCAAGACCTTTTTTGTAAACCGTAGGGTCAAGCGGGTTATCCGTATCAGTAACACGAGCCAAAACAGACCAGTTAGCAATAGCTTTAACTTCTGCAATCTGCGCTTCTTTTTCTGCTAGTTTTTGATTGTAGGTCTGTTCTTGTGTGATTAAATCTTCTTGTAATTGTTTCACGCTATCGGCTGGATTGAACTCAATAGTAACTTGAGCCAATACTGCCTTGATTAAGTCGTCATTTGTCTCGTTTGTTCTGTCGCCAATCAAAACACGGTCAAAAGCTGTGTATGGTTCTTCTTGGCGAATTGCTACGAAAGTACGGTTATTGCCTTGTAAAAATTTGTTAACTACTGTGAATGTCATATATTATTGTTCCTCTTTTTCTGTTTCTGTTTGTTCTTCTTTTTGCGCTTGTAATTGTTGAAGTTGTGCTTGTGCTTCTTCGTATAGTGCCTTGTAATTTGCACATTCAATCGTCTTGTTTGCGAGTTGAATTGCTAAGTCGTTGATAACTTTATCTGTTGTGTTCATGTTCTACCTTTCTAAATCTTGATGCCATAACGTCCGGGCGATCCTAGATTGTTGCGTTTAAAATGAGCTTCAATCCCTGCGAAATTTTTATCTATATAATCAAATAATTGAACCAAAGAACGCCCACGAATTATAATATCTCTTGTTTCTGTATTGATCTGTATTCCTCCGCCTTGTGAATTTGGCATAAAGTCCATTGACTTACCATAAAATGTAATAGCCGTTTGGACATTGCTACCTTCTCTACCGTTCCAGATTTGAATACCAGCGGACGTATGCTCGATACCAGTGACACCGTTTCGGTTGCTCATTAATTGAGTATATGCGCCAGGAACTCCGTTTAGTATACCTTTACCGAAAATAAGGAATTGCGTAGGTCTGTCAGGAAATCTATTCCTAATTCCGACTGCTTCCTTGTTCATCTCAATCCAGCCAGTTTGCAAGTCAAAATCTGTCACACCGTTTAGAGATGAAATTTTACCACCTTTAATATTGTTACCAGTAAAATCAATTGACTGAATTCTGGTAATAGTAGCTTGTTTAGCGAACAGCTCATCAACGAATGCTTGTTGTGATACTAACCGCTGGATGAATGCAGTATCAAATTTAACCTTCTCGGCTGTGACTGCTTCAGCTCCTAAGATAGTAGTAGTGACTGAACCAGCTTCAAAGTTGGCTGTTTTTAGTTTGTCAATCATAGCTGACTTGATAACTGCATTGTCAATCAAAGTGTCACCTGTGATGTGAGTTGCTTTACCAATAATACGGTTGTTCCCGTTCGCACCAAGATTGATACCATTAATAATGTCGCCTGCGCTATTCAAATTTTGGATAGCGTATGATCCAGCAAGTTGCGTTACTTGTGTCCGTGTTGCTTCCAAACCTTGAGAAACTTGTATCGCTCTTGTTTGTGCATCCGTAGCAAGTCCTTTAGCTTCGTCTGTAATTTTGTATGCATCATCAAATTGGCTTGGTTTGTACGGTCCAGTCTTTGAACCACGAACCAAGATAGGCTCTTTGAA